ACCATGACCAAAAGTCATAATCGACACCAATTCATCATTATAATATAAGCCCAACTTAATATTGGACTTAGAGAAACCTTGAATATGATTATCATCCAAAAACTTACGACATTCGTAAGAATTAACATGTTTTATCTCACATTTTCTAGCATATATCTTATTCTTAGTTATACCTAATATGTTCTTTAACCGTGACTTAACAATATCTTTCTTGTGTTTCCACTCGTCTTCAAAAACATGTACAAGCCTAATACCCTTAGCTTCACATAAGTCAGTTTTAGATAAATGATATTTATTGTCTTTATATAATTCAGAATGCCAATATAACCCATCATATTCTATAGCTATATTATGGCTAGGTATCAATATATCTAACTCCTTACCTGATAAGGTATCTGTATCATTCTCAATAATATCAATACCCAAAGATTTGATAAACTCAGCAATTTCCTTTTCAGCTTCACTTATCGAATTAATACCGATAGGGTTACATTGTGTACATAGTGAATACCCCTCTCTAACCCTTTCATTGAACAATATTCGACTTATTTCATAAGTATCTGAACAATTATTACATTGACATTTTAAATTATTACCACTTACCTCCAGTATGAAAGGATGCTTTCCCTTTAGTTTGTCACTAGCGATATCCCTTATCTTATGTTTAATAACATCCGATTGAGTAGGATAATCAACACCTAATCTATCATTATTGGTCTGTCTTATTTTAAACTTAATCTCTTCTGATTGAAACGGGTTATCACAACCATATCTTACCATACAAGTGTCAATAACCTTTTCTTTAACCTCTTTCAACTTCATAGGGTTATCCACACCATGCTTATTAAGCATAGCATCAACCAATTTACTTTTAACGATATCTGATTTCATAGGATTATCTACACCGTATTTATCGATATAAGCTACCCTCTTCTTCTCTTTGACTGATTCTAATTGATTAGTACTAGTTACACCGTACTTATTCATTATAGCGTCACTTTGCAACTTATTAAGCATACCGCTCTCATTCGCACAATATAAAGAACAGAATTTACCGTAACCTTTAGTCAAAGTACCCTTAAACTTAATATCAGCACTACAATGATAACAACTCACTTTATCAGTGATACCATTCATAAAATACCATACCTTTTCCTTGAAAGATAATTCTTGATACCACGAATCTTTTATATAAGACAGAATATTAGCATACATATCTGGATATGACACAGACACATACGATTCTTTGGTCTTAAGACCACTTTTATTATCTTCCGTAAAAAAACTAACATAATTCATAACCGCAAATATAACAAAAAAAAAGATAACCCCACCCAAAAGAGTAAGGTTATCTTTTCTAATATTATCGGATTACCAAAGGAGAATAGCTCTGTCGAACCTGAGAGTTGCGTTGATTTCAGCGATACCATCATCATCCATGCTAAGGTCACCAAAGCTAACTGTAGTTAACATAGTTCCTTGAAGAACCCACTTCTCAATAACCACACCCGTAGGGTCAAGCATCTCTAATTCAACATCTTTCTTGTAACCTACAGCATAACCTTGTCTACCAGTTACAGATTCAGAACCCAATCTTACCCATTCCATAATAGCTTGTGTACTTGATGGTGCGATAGCATCTCTAAATGTGACATCAATTGTTTCCCAAAGAAATCGACCCAATACATAAGTTGATGTATTAAGAAACGGTATTTCAACGTCAGACTGTGTTATTGTAGGTCTTGACGCTGAAGCCAACCACCACTCTTGAATACCTAGTTCAGCTGGGAATCTAAGTAAAAACCTATTTTTCCTTTTCGGTTCGTAAGGAAGTGGCATTTTCATAAGTAAATCGCTCATTTTTATATTTGTTTTTTGATATTTATTATTACCTTTGTTAATAAATATGTACCAAGTGAAAAATTGTCATGAAAAAAAATAAAGTAGAAAAATTTATATTAAAAGCCAAAAAAAATTATGGTGATAAATATGATTATTCTGAAATAGAATATATTAACAGTACAACAGAAATCAGTATATTATGTCCAGAACATGGTGAGTTTGAACGATCACCAGCTAAACACTTAAATAACCAAGGTTGCTATAAATGTGGTAAACATAGTGTTAGTAAGAAGTTAAAAAAATCTATACCCATAATTTACTGATGAAAATTAATATTAAAGATAATTATTTGAAGTCATAATATACGAAAAAAGCCCAGAATAATCTGGGCTTTTTTCTTTATATATCTATATGTTATTAGATGTTGTCAAATGAAGCCCCTGTATTTGTTACAACGAATTCGATGCTGATAAATTCGAGAGAACGCGTAGGTTTAATAAATATCTGACCATTAAGCTCGTTTCTGTCGATTGATTCAGGTGTGTCGTTAAGAACCACTCTGAAGTCTGTAAGACCTCTTTCAGATCTAATGTTATCAAGAATCGGATTAACAAGGCTCAAGAATTGGTTTCTAACCACATCATCATTCTGTTCGAACAGAAGTCTAACAGAGACAGCAGATATGAGCTTACGTGCTTGCAAAAGCAGTCTCCTTACGTTAATTCTGTCGAGTGCAGATTCTCTGACCTGTAGTGTTTTATTACCCCAAAGTTTAATACCTTCTGAAGCGAAAGTAATAATAGGGTTAACTCTACCAGCATAAAGGGTATCTCTTTCAGCTAATGTAAGTTTCTTTCTAGCTTTGATTGCGTCAACGTTACCTCTTTGGATACCAGCAACTGCAAACCAAGGGAATGCGATGTTATCGGTTAGGGCTGTGTTTCTCACAACGTCTCTTGTGGCTGGAAGCCAGATATAAACATTATTCTCAGTATCATTCACTTGAATCCATGGGAAGTAAGTAGATGTATAACTTGAATCATAAAGACCGTCCAATCTATCAACAACTTCGTCAGCGGTAAGTACTTCACCAGATGAGTTAACGTCAGGTGTTGTTACGATATACCAAGAGTCAGCTCTATCTTGTTCAACCATTTCGATTGCTTCTTCGATAAGATTTGTGTTTTCTTCTGTATCGATGCCTGGTGTGGCGAATACGTTGATGTTAACAGCCTCTGGGTTACTGAATGTGTAAATAGCCTCAAGGTATGCGTAGTAATCAGAATTTATACCTAAATCACCGTTTGTTAATACTTTTTCATCAAACACTCCGCTAGCAAGACCTTGTTGACCTCTAAGACCGTTAATTAAATAACTATCACCATTAGTTCTTTTATCTCTATAAACATCCCATCCATCAAAACCGCCATATGGGGCAAATGTGAATTTTCTTGCAAAGATTTTTTCATACTCAGTACCTTGGATACCAAAATCAGTTTCAAATGGACAGCAACCGACTTCGAACTCAAATACAGGTGAATATGTCCCACCAGAGTTGTTGATAGCGATTTCGACACCATCAATTGTAGCTCCAGTAGCATTAATATCCATGTGGAAACCTTTTGTAAGACCAGTCCATATATCAACTAAGTTATTAGCTGGAACACCTTTGTAGTCAAAGAAGTCTTGGTCGATACCAACGATGTTTGAAAGACCTAAGAAAGCTTTACGTTTATTCTCAAATTCACTATAGGTCTTTTTATATACGATATTTGGGAATACTACGTTATTAGCGACTAAGTTATAATCTCTCTGAGGATAACCTAAGAAACCTGCTGGGAACGCATCTGATGTATCAGAAAGTTCGTCTAGTTCAATAAGAATGTAGCTTGATTTAGATGAGTATTCACCATCCAATGTACCGACTCTTTTACCGATGAAGTTATTGCTAGCAGGGTTCATTGTAAGACGTGAGAAACGTTCAACAACAGATTTATTAGCATCCGTGTCGAAGAATCTACGGATTTCGATGTCGAATTCCTTATCACCAGGTTTTATATTAGTAATAGAAACCTTAATTTCTTCATTGGCGGTATTACCATCAGAAATGGTCCAAATTCTGAAAAGTCTCAATACTTTATTACCTCTAAGTTCAGATACAACATAAGGTGTAACAGCTGGAGAGAATTCTTGTAGATAGTCATTGAAAGGCTTACCATTATTTAAGTCATAGTTAGCTAGACTTATGATGTTAATACCTCTTACTTTACCAGCTTCAATATCATTATTGAACATATTTTGGTAAATCTCTTCAACGAATAGGGCTGTTTTACCGTCTTTTTCAGAACGACCTAATACTTTTGTAATATAGTTTTGCTTACTAGTGTCAAATGATAAACCATAGTTGAAGTTACTCAATGTGAATGCGTTACCAGATAAGGCGAAGTCACCCAATGGGTCAATATTGGCCGATGTTGGCGCAGATGCAAATTCAACGAATGTTGCAGATGCGTTGGTGCTACCAGTCACTTCGTATGTAAGCGTTTCGGTTCCGAAATATTCACCTCTTGAACGAAGAAGAGCAACAATCTTATCTTCAACATCAGTGAAACCTGTACCAGTTAAAGTAATGGTAACACCAGAAGAGTAACCAGTATAAGCTGTTGTACCAGTAGCGCCAGTAGGGTTAATATCAGTTACAACTAAATTGAATGATGCACCAGAGAAATTATTACCTGTTTGAGTAAGAAGATATGTCGCTGGAATATTTGCCGAATCACCAGGATCAGCTGAAGCTAAGAATGATAATTGAGAAGTAAGAAGATTCTGGGTGATTAACGCTTGAACGGTAGGGTCAGCACTTTGATAAGTGAGTGTACCGCCTGAACTTACTTGGAATGTAATAAGTGAGTTACCGCTAAAACCCGAGAATGTCGTAGTTGAAGCTGTGGTAACGGTTGATTGGTCCAATGCGGCATCCAATGTGATACCCCAAGCTGGTCCAGCTTTATAACCTGAGAAACCAAGAACTCTTGTAACAAAAAGTTGGTTTGATTGCGCAAGATACGATTTAGCAATATAAGGTAACTCATATTGAGGGTATCCAGTAGCTTTGAACTTAGTAGGGTTCTGACCACCGAAGAATGTTTTGAATTCATCATAATTAGTTATGAATACTGGTTGAAAGGCTGGACCTTTAACGGTCTCACCTGCCAACCCCAATGTCGTTACGCCTATTTGACGCGTTACGAATGATAGGTCTCGTTCTGAGGTAAAGACACCTGGACTGACAAATACACTGTTTGAAGCCATTTATTTTTTTTTGTTTATATTTTAATATTATTTACTTTTTATATAAATATGCGAAACATTCGCAAAGAATATGTAAAAGCTAAAAAAGTTATGATAGCGTTAATGCTGAAATCTGAGTAGTTGTAAATTCACTTGATTACCTGTATAATGCCCCACTTTATAGTTTAGCTATTTCTTATGGTGTTATAGCAGCTAAAATAGAAGGACTAAGTAAATTATTTAAGTCTGTGGCTAATGCTTGTGTAAAGACAGGGTCCCAAGGCAATAGTGTACCCTCAAGCTCCGATGCAGCACCATAAACAGTACCATCAGCCACATCAGATTGAGCTGGAAATCCCGTAATTAAACTAGAAGTGAACATAGGTACTTGTGTATTGTCTAGTTGAGAAAAATTAATTCTAATACTATCACCAACCGCATTAATTCTAACAAATGTTGCAGTAATAGGAAATCTTCCAGAACCCATATTAACAATGGCAGAAGTTTTCAATATCACTGTACCTGTGCCTGTAAATGCTGCAACAGTAGCTGAACCTGTAACTGTACCTTGAAAGAATAATTGTGAACCAGTACTTAAAATTACACAACGTGCAGTAGTAGATGTTACCGTACCAATCACATTGAAAACGTTATTGATGCCCGTCATATTTAGTGGATAACATACATCACCACCAGTTCCCGAAGCTGTTAAATTTCCTGTGATGTTAACGATATTGCCAGTACCTGTACCTAAAATACAATCACCTTGGTAAAGCGAAATTCCCGTAGTTAAATTACCTGTAATGTTGACACTATTGTTATTTCCATTTATCCGTAAAACGGAAGACCGATTCCCACTATTCGTCAAAGATCCTTGAATATTACCAATGATATTAACGACAAGTCCAGTACTCGTTATTCTTATGCACTCGGCAGTTGAATTACCGCTATCTGACAGTAATAACGCTGTAATAGTTCGATTTGTCGTTACTTCTAAATAACCAGTACTTGTCGAGTTTATACTAACCACAGTAATATTAACATCTGCTTGTATAATGTGGCTAGATGTAATAATTACCGTGTCAATAGATGTAGGTACAACCCCACCAACCCACGTTGCTGTGTTCGACCAATTACCACTTGCCGCACTTGTTATCGTAGCCATTATTTCTCAGTTTTATTAGTGTTGTAGAAACTTGCTTGAATAGCAAATATTTCTTCAATAGTATTAGCTTGGTCTGTTAGATTTGAGATATCACCTTCATCATTATAGGCTTTAGCAATAATGACATAAGAGCCGTTGACTTGATTAATTATAAATGTGAATTTTGTTTCCATTTTTGATTTATTTATTTTTAAGTGTAAGTTGCTGTTAAATGATTATTCCAAGTATCTGTAGCATATGCTGTTGTAATTACTCCTGTACTTGGATTTCTTATATTTCTTTTGATTGTTATTATATCAGTATCAATTGTAGTCGGAAAACCAAAACCAATATACTGCGTTTCAGTTGCTTCAATATAATCTGAACGAACTGCAAATGGGTCAGTAGTGAATGATAATGTATCAGCTGAAGCAATATAAGTGCCACCAGATACACCATTTAATAAAGCTATAAGGTTAAAGTTCGTTCCAGCACTTAATACTTCAGATTGTACACCGTTAATCAATAAATTAACAGGACTAACAGGTGTGCAAATAATCGTTTCACCATATTCACTTGAACCTGTTACACCATTTGAGTTAACCCACACATTATCTTGTATAGTATAATTTTGAACAGATGGAATCGTTTCTGTAAACCCTGAATTAGTTGAATTGATACTGATATTAGGTAATGATAAATTAACTGTAGCTGGTAGCGATACCGAATATGTATTACCAGAATTTGAAATAGTTGAATTCTGTACAACATATTGTTCATTACAAGGT